TCCTAAGGTTATTATATTCATTACTCTTTATTTTTAAATACTTTTTTCGCCTTTTCTTTGTAGAACTCCGCTACTTTATCAACTCTTACAAGCGTAGTAGCCAAAGAATACCCAAACTCGCAAATATCGCCTTTCTTCTTAGTTGCGAAATCTTCTGTGAATATTACTTTTAACTGCTTAGCCATAATTAAGAGCCTAAAGTAACTAAGTTGCCAGAAATGTTAGTTACATAACGGAAAGCGTCTTTTTCACAGTCACGAACCAAGAAAGCCATTCTTTTTCTAGCTTTGATAGTTTTTTCATCTTCTGTAAATTGAGTCCCTGTGTAACCTTCTGACAATTCAATTCCTGTTCTTTCGTAGATTGCACCTTTCGAACGTTGCCCAATCATCATTGCGTTTGAATTAGCTAATACGCTTGAAATAACTACTGTTAATCCAGAAATATTAGTTAGTTGTCTGTCAGCAAATGGAGGCTGAATGTAATTACCGTGATCGTCTTTTGTAGAAATCATCTTGTTGTAGCAAGTTTCATTCATAATTACGAAATCCGGCATAAAGTTAGTTCCGGTAGTAATGTCAGCCTTAACCGCGTTAATCAAATCGTAAATTGTCGGATCTTGAATAGCTTGAGCAGTTGGAACGTAAACCGGAGCAACCGTAGCCAAACCGAATAACTCATTTGAAGTGCCACCACCTTGGAAGATTTGGTTTTCTTCAGTTAATGCGATATTTGTTTGCAAAAAGGGAACTAACTCGTTTTCGAAATCTTGAGCATCTTCACCGAATTCCTCTGTAACAACCAATGTATCACCGATTTTCTCAATTGGAATACTTCCTTTTTTCCATTTAGCAGTTGATTCTGGGAATAACGCACCCTCTGCTCTCATTGCTGCGGCTCTTACAGTAGTGTCGGCATCCCAATCCATGTAAGTGATAATTCCATTTGTGTTAGCATCGGAAATTTTCTTTTTCATGAATAAGTCAGTTACTCTGATTGCTCTGTGCTGCAATTGTCCAATGTCTGGCAAACCGTAGAAATTGGGATTGTTAACCGCGCTTGCTCTTGTAGTAAGTGCTTTGATTACAACCGCCTCACGCCCACCTTTCATAATAGAGCGAATCTTTTCTTTGTTCGCCTCAAACTCTTTACGGACAGCGTTGTCCTCACCAACAGTCCCTTTAGTTTCAAGTTCTTGAATTTTAAGCCCTAACTGATCCATTTTATTCATTGTGTCAGTAAGTTCTTTTTCCAATTTTTCAGTAGCTGCTTTGATTGCCTCATCTCTTTGAGTCAACTCATAAGCCTCTTTTGCTGCGAAATAATCTTCAGCGTGTTCCGGAGTCATTTTGTCAATCTCCGCTTGTGTTTTTTTTGTAAACATCTTTTTAATTTTTTAATTAATTTCTTCTTCTACGTTCGATTGTTTGAGTGGCTTCTGTTGCCGGCTCTTCTTTATATGGAGTGGGCTTATCGTCCGGCTCGTCTTCTTTTGTGTTTAATACTCCTGTTGTGTGATTGCTTCCAAATACAACTAAACTACTTTCTTTTACGTTCTTAGCCTCTTTTATGATAAAGAAGTAAGGAATGTACTCGAATTCATTTTTATTGGCTATTGTGTCGATATACGCGTCATAATTGCGTTTTTCTGTTTCATCTTCCGGATTGTTTGAATCCATTGCAAAAAGAATAGTTACATATTGCATACGTACACTTGCTTCAATTGAATCCCCACTATCTAGCCATTCTTTAACGATTTCATTCTTAACCTGGCTTTTAGCTACCTTGTAAATCAATGCTTGCGTATTTCCATCGTATGGCTTGCCTAACATCGAAAAAGGAATTGAGGCGGTAAACATTTCGATATGTTCTTTACGTACAATTACGTTTTCAATACATAATTCATGGTCCGCAACTAAATAAACTTTTCCTTGCTGCTCTTTAACAGATTTATTCCAAATACCGTCAACGTGCAAATCATCGTGGGAATCCAATATTTTAGTTGAATTAACAGCGATGTAATAAAAGTTGTCGTCAATCTTAATTCCTTTCAATTGGTCTTCAAACTTCAATAAGTCCAAAGATTTACAACTAACCGCAGTACCTTTATCACATGATTTTTGTATCTCAGACTTTTTCTTATCAATAAAGAAATCCAAGTTTTCTTTTAACTCTTTGAATAAGTCTTCTTTTGTTTCGAAAGACTTATCTGGGAAGTAATGGCTTTTTATCATTTCTTTATTTCTTTAGCTTTATTGATATACGCTTGTTTTTTTTCGTTTTGTTTACGCGCCTCTTCTTTTAGAATCTCGCGTTTTATTTCTTCGGGTGTTAACTTTGTGCTCATAACCCTAATTTAAGTTTAAACTCGTTGCTCATTTTGATTGCTTCTAATGTCGTAATCGTGCCGTTTTCTAACCCGATTTTAATAGTTTCCTGCATTGCTTTGAAACTATTTATCTTTTCATTTACAACGCTCTGCATAGCTGCTAAATGGTCGTAACTAGCTACTAACATTTCTCCTTTCTCAATCAATCCCCATTGTGAAGAAAGTGAGTTCATTGTATTTTTTGCAGTCGTTTGTATTGAATTCTGAATGTAAGATATTATACCTTGCGATTGATTTTCAAATGTTGAATCTTTGGCAAAGTAGTTGATTACGTCTTTAGACATTTCAAAAGCTAAAACAATCTTATTAGCATCATCGGCAAATTGTTCATCAAGATAAAGCCTTTTCATATCGCTCACTAAATGAGTATATGAAATATTTTTATTTGTTGTAAGCACGTCTTTACTGCCTAAAATCTTTTCTATTGCTGTTCTGTCTTCCGGCTGTAATAAAGCCTCATTCCCATCTGATTTATTAGTTCCGATATACTTAGCACTAAATTGTAAATTCTTATTCTTAGACTTTAGATTTTCCTCAATGTTTTGCAATGGCTTGGTTAACCCCATTACTCTGCTTTCTGAACGAAAAAAAGAATTACAAGTTAATCCGTTTGCCATATCATACAACGGAATAAGTTCGGATAGCTTAATATTATATTCCTGCTTATCTAACTTGTATTTAATAGTTTGATCCCCGAATTTCTTTTTATCCTGTTCAGTAACTACGAACTTATTCAGCTTGTAAGTTTCTTTAAAGTCTATTTCGGAAGGAATAAGGTTATACAACGATTTAGGTGTATCGTTTTGAAATGCTTTTATTTGGTAAATGTAGTCGTTGCCTGTTGCTGATAAAAACCACATTTGTTGGAATAAAAAGTCTTCTTGTGATTGAAAGTAATTAGGCTGCTTTAATAAAGCTATGTAAGGACTATTTTCGATTTCCTTACCGTTCTTGTCAACGTGCTTAATCTTCATTTGAGAGTAAAGCCTTGCACGCAATAAAATCACAGTCATTAAGACCGGATTAGTTAATGATAACTCTAAGTAATTATCATCGTTTCGGAAGTTGTTGCCTTCCATATATGAATAAAAAAGCTCACCAGACCGATTTCGTTCGACTCTGACAAGCTCTTTTCCTAAAAATCTGATCGATTTTATAACTTCCATTCCTGTATATCCACGCTTCACAGCATTAATAATAAACAAATATATAAAAAAATATTAATATCCAACTATCTTATTGTAAATATAGAACAAAAGCCATCCAAAAGTTTATTGCTTATTTTTTTTCGTTTAACATACATATCGTAGTATAATTCATAATTCAAAACTATATCAGCCCTTACGCTTTCATAATTAGGCGCATTTACATAAATTCCGTAGTCGTCTTTTTCTAAGTCTTTCACGCTATTTTATATTTTAATTATTGTTTAAATTTACGATAAATATCTAGTTTTAGAATACCATTTAATAACATATTTAGCAGCGTCGATTAAATCTTCCCTTGTTTCTTCAGGAATATCCAATTGAATGCCCTGATAAACTTTCCAAGCGTAATTTTCATAGTTTTCTTCTAGGCTGTAGCTGCTTTTAGTATAATAGATTTTACTCTTTTGCATTGTTTCAATTGCCGAAACGACTGAACCTTGCCCTTTCATCGCTTTGATTGCGTTAAATCCTGCATTCTTTAACTTCCTTGTTTCTGACTCGTTTAATTCATTTCCACAATCGCAAATAATTTCAATATGCTTTGGTACTCCCAAAGCCTCAAGTTCTTGTGATAATGTGCCTTTCATATCATTAAGAGGCTTGTAAAGCAACTCTTTTAAAAAGTAAGTCCCGTCGCCATCGGTTTTCATTTCTATCAATGCGGTAGGTGCTGAAACCCCGAAATCCAAACCGTAGTAACTTGGATATGATAATAGTTTAAAATCTTCGTCGTCTATTATTTGCCAATCTTTAAAAATCCTATTTGGCTTTTCTGCTTTTAAGCCCAAACCATATACGCACCACATGTACTTATCAGCAGTCATTTGCTGGATGTTATATTCTGTTGGTTCGTAAGACAGAATCTTTTTCTTTTGCTCTGCCGGACAAAAAGGATTGTCTTTAAAGGTTGAATGAATTAAAATAGCATTATCCTGTTTTATTAAATCATCACTCCAAAGCCTTCCAACAGGGTTATAATCCATAAAAACAGTCCCTGAACACCTCATGTCTAACTGATCAAATGTTTCTTTAGGCATACGATAAAATTCATTGAACCATAAGTAATCCGAATGATAGCCATGTACTTTTAAATCGTCGTCAGTTCCTTCAATGCAGATTGTGCTTCCGTTTGGGAATGTAAATATACTTTCTGTCTTATTAAATCGTATATGTTCATAGTTTTCTAAAGTTGGATAGTACTTTAACATATCTTGCAAAATAGTGTCTTTACAGTCTTTCTTTGTGTTTCTGAATACTGCTAATTTAGTCCGTTCTTTTGTCCAGGCTAATAACCAAAATATCTGTAAAATGCTAAAGGTCTTCGAACTACGTGAAGACCCTGAGTTTATTATGTACTTATATTTTCCGCTGTTAAGAGCGTTCCAGTTCTTTTCAAAAACCGGAGTAGCTTTAATCTTCATCCGGCTTTGTTATTTCAATTTGTATCGATGTTGGCATTGACTGTATTGATTTGCCATCTGAGGTAATATCGGTATTCTCTCTAATGTTGTTTAATCGCTGAGTAATTGAAGGATTATAAAGTCCTAACATACCGCCTGTAATCTGATTTGACCTAATTTCCTCTTTAATATGTGAACAGATAGTACAGAAGTCATTATACATTTCATCTGTATTATTGAAATAATGTTTTATTGTTCCGTATTTTTTAAAGCAGAAAACAGAAAACCCTTCCATAGTATAAGGTAATTTAAACGCGTCCTCTTTCTTCATTCCTGCTGCACCTACATACTGAACTTTAACCCATTCTAGAGCCTCTTTTTTAAGGTGTTCTTTATACTCTTCAAAAGCCTTTTCTAAGTCTTCAGGAGTTTTAAAGTTTCTAGTAGGGTGTATGTTTCCGTTCTTAGCCATTATTCATCGTCATTTATGCAAACAAATTTTCTTATCGGTTCTCCTGTTTCAGTATATCCTATAACTATACATTGGTATATTTTTTCGCTTTCTTTCATCTTAATTCTTTCTTACGTCTAATTCTTTACCTGTAAACTCGTCTACTTCAGAAACAAACTCCCCTACTATGGTTAAGTAAGGGAAATTGTTTTTAACCATTGTTTCGGCTGTTTCCCGGTCTGAACTATACACATCATTTCCAACGAAGGTTTTTATTTTTCCGTCGTTCCGGTCTAAGGCTTGAAATGTGGTTATGTATCGTTTCATAATCAAATATACAAAATTATTTTAAAATGAGTATTCGCTTTCGTTTATGTTATACCCTTCATCTTCAAGGAGGTTTATTAATCCATCTGAACAATTTTGACAAAGGTGTATTTCTCTTTTTATTCCGAATGAACATTCAGGAAACCATTGACCTTTCATTTGTGATAGTTCAAAGTCGTAATCTTCAAATCCTGATTTTGATATAACAGTTTTGCATTTATCGCAAATTAAATTGTTTCCTGCTTCCATAATTTAATCAATTATTTTCAATAAACCAACGGTAGTATTAAAAGCCTGTGCAATTTCTTCTTTTGTTACTTCTTTTTGTTTTATTATTTCAGCCCAAACACCGTCTACAAATATTCTACAATCGCCTAGCCATAAATGCCCTTTCTCATCGAAATCATATCCGTTATTATTTAATTCACATTTCCCAGCCCAATCAGAAATTACTACTGAATAACATTGTTTATACCCTCTTCTTTTCGCCTCTTCAATTAAAGCGGCTTCGACTTCTTTTCCTGACGCTTCTTTTAAACCGATTGTACCCCATCCATAATCTTTATCACTACTCCAATTACCGTACATATCAATTCCATATCCGAGAGGATATTTATCTTCGTCATATCTGCCTACAAAGTTAAATAAGAAGCTATGTTTATTTTTATACCACTTACCCGCTTCTAACTTAACTTCAAACAATTCCGGGAACAATTCTTTAACTGTCTTATCTGGATTATTTAATAATAATTCTTTTTTGATTTTCATAATGTTTTGTGTTTCGTTGGTTAATACTTCATCTAAATATATCATACTGTTAGAACTTATATCCGTCATTTAGATAAATTCCAAAATCTCTCGGAGCGATTAGCTTACTGGTCTTGCCTAAAGTCATGTACTTATAACCTCTTTCAAGTTTATAAATTTCGTTAGCCTTAGCTATTTCTAAAGCGTTTAAGGCTTTTTGTCTTTGTAGTGCCTCTGCTGATTGACCGTGTATTTTATTTGAGTCAATTACAGAAACATTTTTAGGGTTTAATTTGTTTGACATAATTATTGTTTTTAAGTTAAATACTCTTCAATCAATTGGTCTAGTCCTTCCTCATCCATTTGGTTAATCCAATCATTTAGCCTTTCTCTTTTTTCTTCTAATTCAGTTTTCATACTTTTACTTTTTCCGGCTGTCGCCTGTTATTCTTTCTACTTTGTGAATGAAATAATTATCGTGTTCAAATGGGAACTTCTGCATTTTCAAAGTGTGATATGGTAGCCCTAATATATCACAGGCAAGTTTAAAGTTCCCGTACACTTCTGGAGAATCACTATATCTTTCAATTACTATTACTGTCTTTTTCATTATTAATCTTTTTGTAAAGATAGTGTTTATTTTTTACTTATCAAATAACCTTTATAAATTTTTCCTGCATTCCTTCTGATTGAGTATTCCTCACAAAGTAATTGTTTAGATAATTGTTTTGCTGTTCCTTCTAAAACTTCTTTACCTCTTGTTAGGATGTAAACAATTGGATCGTTATGTTTTTTGATTATATCTTTATTCGGGTCTTCTCTTAAGAGTTTCGGTGTTCCTCCGGATGCAACTTGGTTAAATTCGTTCCAATGTCTTTGAGTCCATTGTCTTTGATTTATTTGCCACAATATCCAATTCCCTACTTTGGCGTGTTTAATCATTACCCTATGACGCTGTAAGTCTGTTATCATACCTCTGAATGTTAAAAGTTGTTTCTATACATAACCAACGGTTTTGAGTTGTTCCTTTCATCGACTGAATAAATAAGTCGTATTTCAATTTATATTCTTTGTTAAATCTTAACAGGCTCATGTGTAACTTTTTTAAGTGCATAACGTTTGAGTGGTCTTTATTGATTATTTTACCTGTTGCGTGTAATGTGAGCCCTTTATCCATATTTGAAAAGTAAGCTATTGCTGCCCTTGTTTCGACATTGTAACGCTTGCTGTTTGGCTCAAGACAGTTAGCAACGTTAAAAGCCTTATTCGCGTTTAATATCATTTCCTTTTTATAAAAAGATGACATTGTATTATTGTTTCTTTTAGGCTCTTTCATTACTCTGATCGTTCAAGTGTGAAATATTCAATTGCGTTATAAAGGTTATCCCAATATAAATGACCTTCTTTTGTTTCTTCCCATACAAAAGCATCCATAAGGCAGTCAGTATTTTCATTTCCTTTTTCTTGCTCTATTTGGTATCTTTCAGCTCTTAATCTAATCGCTGTTGGTAGTTGTGAAATTTTCATAATTTATTTTTTTTAGATTGTTTTTTATATGCTTTTTTTGCTTGTTTGTAAATTACAATAGCTGAAATTAAAGCTATTACCGGTATTGTAAAAAATATATTCATAGTTAATATTTGTTTTTGCGCAATTAGTTTTAATTGATTATCAATGCTTTATAAATATATTTAATTTTGAGCATTGCGTCAATATCTGAGTTATGTGCAATTATAAGTGACCACCTTCAACAAACTTGACCAAGTGGTCTGCACACCATTGAGCCTTATTTAGTGGGTCTAATGACAGATAGTTTTTCAACCAAGCGTCTTTGGTTATTCCGTGTTTCATTACGGCTTTAACCTGCTCAAATCGTTCATCTGTGTAAAGGTCAAGTTTGCCTTGTTCCTTCAATATCTTTTTTGTTTCTGCTTTCATCTTGCGAATAATAACGGCACATAACAAGGGTTTTGCGTAATAGCCCTATAAAGTGTCGTGGTTAATTTTAAGTTTCTACTAAGGGCTACTACGCAAAGCCCCGATACGTTATCTACAAGCTATTCCAAACTTAGTGTAAAAAACTTGTTGAATAAAACGATGTCTTTTCCTATTCCATGCTCAGGTTTATAATAAATTCCTGTTGGCGTAATTTCAATAATACTCCAAGAGCATATTTTTATTTTTGTTGGCTTATCGTTTTCGATAAATTTATAAACATTGCTGTTATCTTCTAAAACTTCCTCACAATTTTTATCGTGAGAACATAATTCTCTCAATATTTTAATTAATTCCTCTTTTTTAAGATTGAATAATTTTTCAAAAGTGGGGAATCCTACTTTGTACTTTTGTAAATATTCTTCTACCATATCCATAATGTAGCCTGTTTATAACAGCCGTTTTACGCAAACAAGGCTGTATTTATTAATTGAATGTTTGTTTTGTATCAGTAAACTTTTAGCGTAAATCAAAGTTTATGGTTTGTTTTTCCTTGTCAGCGTAAAGCGGGCGAATCGTTATGCGAGATGCTACTAAACCGCATTAGAAAATAATAAATCTCTTTTTAATAATACATAAAATAAATCTTGAAGTTCGTGAACATAATCAATATACATAAGTGCATTTTCATTTTCACAAAGTATAAAACCGTCGTAGTCTTTGACTTGATTTAGTGTGTATCTAAAATTTGGTAATGTAGCTTCAATTAATCCATTCATTCCCACAACAAAAAAACCAAATTTTAAAAGCCATTCTTTAGTTAATGGCATTCCTGTAAACCTATCCAAGTCAACTATTGCGGTTGGGTATTCAATTCCAATTTCTAAAATATTGGCTTTATCATATTTTTTCCAAATTACTTTTACTTCTTTTGAATTGTCTAATTTGTAGAAGTAGTTTTCTTGTATTTTCATTTTTATAATTTATTAAATTAATATCTAAAAACACCATCGCATAACAAGTGTTTTCTGCAATGGCTTGGTTATGTTTTTCCTTCGGAAAAACGTCAATTAGTTTAATGTTGGTTTTGCGTTGGTGTGGTAAGTGTTTACTCGAAGCCACTGACAGAAAGCACCGGGACGTTATAAACAATAATCTTCAAACGTTGTGAAATAATCACTTGAATAAATATATT